ACGAACATGCAAGCCGTGAAAGTGTTGCCCTTACAACGGCTTGGAGGGATTGGAAAGCTTGTCAAGCCTGGAACGAGACGGATTTTCAGGGCGAGAGGGCAGAAATGGTATCACGATTGACTGCAGCACGCTGGAGACTGTTTAACAAAAGCATGGCGTGCAAAAATTTCCAAACCGCCAGCCAAGTTCTCGACAGCTTGTCCAAGACCTGCGGCGATGGAACGGAATTCAGCACTGCAGAAGAGGTGAAATTGAATATCAGCATCGAGCCGCAAGCTGAAAAATAGGCATAAAAAATGGCCCCTAATGGGGCCGTTGGTGTTAGTTAAGCGTGATAGTTACAGCCTGACGTTATAACGACGTCAGAACAAGTAAAACCGCGCTTAACGTGACTGGCTATATAGTCCGATAGGCGGGCGATCATCTGGAATTGATTCTCGTACGTCATAAGACCGTCAGCATTGCGGCCTAGCGACTTGCCGTTAATTGTGAAAGCCTTGCGGCCGTCGCTAGAAACGTAGGTCATAGCCGGGCAATAGGTGTTAGCCGGATAAGTCATAGGATTAAATTGTCTAGGGGCTACGGTGACTTGCGTCCCCGTTACTTTTATATAATAACAGAAATTCTCGCGCCAGCGCGGGCGATCCGGAGAATTAATTATTTCTTTACAATAATACAGGGGTACTACCCGACGGGGGCAGGGTAGCGAAGGTAGTACGTGTGTACTAAGCCCAGGGAACCTACAGGTGTATTTGAACTATTCACTAATGTACTAAGGGGGGCAGGGGGTCAATCCTCAGAATCCCTGGAACGCCCAGCAAAATAAATATGCTACAGTACACTTCTACTGTGCTACACCGCCATGGGAACCCGCCGCTACCTGAACAAGTACTACAACTACAAGCGCACAGCCAAGGAACTGGACCGCGAAAACGCTTTTATGACGTTCTTGTTCATCCTCGCCGGCCCTTTTACCTTCGGAATGACGTGGCTAGCGCTCTTTGTAATATGGTACCCAGAAGACTGAACGAATAATGACTGGAACGTCTGATTTAACGCTGCGCCACGCCCAAGGCGAGGTATTTCAAAGCAAAACCCGCTTCCGCGTCTTGGTAGCAGGCCGCCGCTTCGGCAAATCGTACCTTTCCTGCATCGAACTCCTCAACGCCGCCATCAACCGACCCGGCGAGGTGTACTTTTATTGCGCCCCCACCTACCGAATGGCGAAGGACATCGCCTGGAAAACCCTCAAATCCCTTGTCCCCCAACCCTGGGTCGCCTCCAAGAACGAATCCGACCTCAAAATCGAGCTCCGCAACGGTTCCAGCATCGAACTAAAGGGCACCGAAAACGCCATGGCCCTCCGCGGCCGCTCCCTCGGCGGAGTAGTCCTGGACGAAGCCGCCTTCATGGACTCAGCTGTGTGGTTCGAGGTGTTGCGACCCGCCCTAGCCGACAAACAGGGTTGGGCATTATTCATTAGTACCCCGGAAGGCACCGCCTCCTGGTTCTATGACCTATGGAACTACGCCGCCGAAGCCGAAAAGGACTGGGCCCGCTGGTCCTACACCACAATCCAAGGCGGGAACGTCCCGGCGTCGGAAGTGGAAGCAGCTCGCGGACAACTTGACCCACGAACATTCCGTCAAGAATTTGAAGCTTCCTTCGAGAACCTATCCGGCCTAGTCGCCATCAACTTCAGCGAGGAGAACATAAGTACTACCGCCATCGACATCCCCACCCTCACCCTCCACCTGGGCCTCGACTTCAACGTCGACAACATGTCGTGCGTCTGCGCGGTAAAAGCGGACGACGAACTCCACATCTTCGACGAAATCATGATGGTGAACGCCACCACCTGGGACATGGCGGACGAACTCAACCACCGCTTCGGCCTCACCCGCAAAAAGGACATCTGCCCCGATCCCACTGGAGCGGCCAGAAAAACCGCGGGCGTCGGCCTCACGGACCACGCAATTTTACGCAAAGCAGGCATCAAAGTATCGACGCCCAAATCCCCGTGGAAAATCCGCGACAAGGTAAATTGCGTCAACACGGCAATCCTCGACGGCAACCAAGTCCGCCGCCTAAAAATCCACCCCAAATGCCGGGAAACAATCAAATCCCTCCGCACCCTTGTCTACGACGACAACGGCCTCCCCAACAAAAAGCTAGGCGTCGACCACATGTTTGACGCCCTGGGCTACTTATGCCTGATGAAGTTCAATTTAAATAGCTACGGTAAACTGGGTACAACACAGTATCGAGTCTGGTAAAAAAGTGTCATTTCCTACCCCAGTTAACGCGGTCCGCGCCGATGGCTGGCTAGGAAACCCCTACTTCAACGGCAGCGGCCCCACCGACACACCCTTCGTCCGCGACGGCCAAGTCCACGCCATGACGGCGGACTGGAACCAAATGGCGGCCGTCACCATGGGTTCCGACTACATAAAAAACCTACACGACCGCTACCTCCCCCAGGAACCCCGCGAAGACGAAGAAGCCTACCTGGGGCGCATCTACCGTAGTGTTCTATCCCCCTTCTGTCTTCGCCTAATCGAGAATGCCGCCGGCCTAGTCCTCCGCCGCCCCATCCAAATCGACGGCGACGACTACTGGAAAGACTTCAGCAAAAACGTCGACGGCCTGGGCTCCTCCATCAACGAATACGCCCGCCGCGCCCTCGTAAGTAGTCTTACCTACGGCCACTCCGCCGTCCTCGTCGACTACCCCACCGACCCCGGCATCATCACCCTCCGCGACGAACTCCAGCTGGGACGCCGCCCCTACTTCATCAACATCGACGCCCCCCAAATCTGGGGCTGGCGCCAAGCCTCCACCCTCCCCAGCAGCAAACTCACCCAAGTCCGCCTCCACGAGTGGGTCTGCATCCCCGAAGGCGACTTCGGCGAAAAACGCGAAGAACAAATCCGCGTCATCTACCCCGGCCGCTACGAAACCTGGAACACCGAGGGAATAGTCTCCTCCGGCACCTACAGCCTCGACTCCATCCCACTAATCCCCATCTACAGCAACCGAATCGGGATGCTCACCAGCAAACCGCCCCTCGTCGACATCGCATCCCTTAACATAACACACTATCAACGTCAAGCAGATTTAATTAATGCATTACATATCGCCGCAATGCCCATCCTCGTCCTCGAAGGCTGGGACGACCAACCAGAAGGCACCTCAGTAGGTGTTAATTACGGATTATCGACAATTCCAGGCAACAAGGTCTACTACGTGGGCACCGATTCAAGTAGTTTTAGCGCCCAACAGGAAGAAATCAACCAATTAGAGCACCAAATGTCGAGTTTGGGCGTCACAAAACTCCTAGGCCAAAAATTCGTCGCAGAATCCGCTGACGCCAAGCGAATTGACCAAGCCCAAGCCAATTCCATCCTCTCAATCATCTCAATGGAGCTGGAATCCGCCCTCCAACAAGCCTATGACGTAGCCGCCATCTACACCAACCGCCCCTCCCCAAAAATCAACCTCGACCGCGACTTCGACTTCTATCGTCTCCTCGGCCAAGACATCTCCGTCATCAACGACCTAAATCAGCGTGGAGCGATCACGGACATGACCTTCCTCGAAATCCTCAAATCCGGCGAGATTTTACCCGATACAATAGATCTGAACAAAGAACTCAGGGAAACCAAAGTTCTCAAAAAGAGGAGACAAGATGAGTTGTTGGATGCCCAGCAGCAGTCAGGAGGCGTGGTTTCCCCAACTACGAATTCAGCGACTGGAGCGCGAAACAGCGGAAATCGCAGCGCAGGAACAGCAACGCAAGGCTCGCGCCAAGCGCAAAATCGAAACCGCACCAGCTCTAACTGAGTAAATGAACACTTCCGTCGTCTCAGCCGCCATTATTGAAGGCAGCTTGATTATTGGCCTGAGCGATGGGTCGGTCATCAACTGCGGTTTCGTCCAAGGCCCCCAAGGACTTAGCGGTCCCCAGGGCCCAATGGGCGCTACCGGCGACAGCGGCACCGACGGAAACACAATCCTCACTTTCGCTGGAACGCCCGGCAACGAAATGGGTCGCGATGGCGATTATGCCATCGACAAC